AAGCGTAGTGCCGATATTACTTGAATATTGTCATTCAGAATCTTCAGATTCTACAATATCTTCAGTTTTTTCGGGAACTACTACTTCCTTTACCTTCTTAGCGGCCTTTTTAGCAGTGGTCTTTGCTTTGGAGGCTACTGTTTTCTTAGGTAAAAGTAGAGCGACTAAATCAGAACCTTTTGGTGTAGAAGGTAGGTTTAGAATTCTTGTAGACATTTCTAGAATCTTATCACTAAGACCTAGCAATTCCTCTTCATCGGATTCTTCAAATGTAATGAGAAGGTTGGGGTCGTCCATTTTTAGTAGACCTTTTAGTGCGGAGATTTCACAAGAATTTTCTCTTGTAATTTCCTCTCGCCCAACTCTCAACCTTCCCATTACAGAAGATTCACTAAGAATAATCTTAGCCAACTAATTCACCTCAAAGATTTCCGTAGACTCTAATTCGCACCATTCCAATATCGTCAGTATCAGAAGCAGTGGCGTTTGAACCATCTAAATCTGTTGCTACCATCTTGAATGACGAAGAAGATTCATAAGAACCATCAGCCGCATTTAACAATACTTTGGGGAGAAAGGTATCAAACTTTTCTACTCCTGTAATGTGTACCGNATTGATAGTCGAAAGTCCTAGTGAACTTGCAGTTATTTCAACGCCAGCCGCTAGATGCGGGTTAAGGTCGATTGTTGCATCAACGAAATATTCGTCACCCGAAACTCTCGGCCTAGCATACCCTTTATGGTCTGCTAAAATTGTAACTGTCGCCAATTAAAACACCTCATTGAATGTTGGTAATCTTACCTTGACCCTTGAAGAAGGAACAGCCCATTTCACCGATTGTGCGGTAAAGTGCTTGGTTTCCTAGGCGACCGACACCGAATGGGTTTCCATTGGAAATACCATCTTCAAAGTATTGTGTAGGTTTCATAACTGCCAACCATAGATGGTCTGTGTCAAGGAAAAGTAAATCGCTTAGTTTGCTAGATGCGTTTCCTGTGGAAGCCATATCCTTACAAGGAATTAGCGGAATGTCGTAGTATGTTGCAACTCTAAATCCAACTTCTGCTCCCTTAACTCCACGAACACCATTTACAGTAGGAACGATTTCCTTTCTATCCATGAATCTTTCTTGGCTTTGTAGCAAATCAGCAACCGCTTGAATAGTATCATATCCTGTTAGAATTACCTTTGGAGAACCGCCAGCAATTCGCAAGTTGCGAATCATGTTGTTAAGTAGAGTTAGAGTTAGAGAACGAACATCTCCACTAGCATATCCACTTCCAAAGTCTACTTCAGAATCTAGGAAAGAAGCCGCAGTGTGCCTTTCATCTCCGTAAATCTTACCCAAGTTGTTTGATGCACTTGCGGTATCGGTTGCGATAACTCCACCATCAATAGCCAAAAGTTCTGCACGGCTTGTAACAATCTTATTTAGAGAAGTGTAGTTTCTCTCGATGTTTTCTAGACGGCCTGTAGATTGGTTTGTTGATTCACCATAATGTTCTAGAGGCATAAGAAGCATCATATTCTGTGCTTCTGCATGAGCAATTCCCATATCTTCACGCATTTGNGCTCTGATGTCACCAATTCCATCATCAATCTTTGCCATTTCCATAGCCAACTCGGAGAAGTCGAATTGATGTGCAACTGTTTTTGGACTCATAAATAGTTGAGCATATGTTGGTGCCATAGAACCTAGACCGTCTGCCGCAGTAGAAAGTCCAGCGTTTTCTGAAACACCACCAATCAAATCAGCAGAAGGTGCATCTGCACCAATGCCGGAGTTTGCTGTATCGGAATCATTTACAAGTGCTTCAGCAAGTGTGTTTCCGGAACCACCGAAAGGTCGGCTCTTTAGAACTCTCCATCCGGAAGAAGTATATGGCCTCTTTGAAATCATTGAAAGTGCATTTACTTCACGGTTTAGCATAGACCAAACTTTCTGCCCGTAAAGAACATTGTAAAGTCCGGTTGTTGTGGAAATTCCGGTAACTCCGGAAGCCCCTGCGTCTGCTATATCGTGAGCAGTGTGTAATCCTTGAACTACACCTGCTTGCTTTAGAATATCGTTGCCGCCAAATGCGCCACCATATCCGTATGTTTCTGCTTCTAAATCTCTAATTGTGTTAATGTACCCTGTCATTTTTTATTCCCCCTCAATTTCCAGCAAGCCTGTTTAAGTCGGCCCAACTCATGTTAGCAACATCATCCATTGACGGAATTGTAACGGATGGTGTAGTTTTGGATTTGAGAATTTCAGATGTTTCTGAAGAAAAAGACTTTCTCAATTCAGCCAATTCTTCTTTTAGTGCGCTAACTTCGCCCTTTGCATCATAGTTAGCCTTGGAAATAACACTTTCTCTGTGTGAAACTTCGTTCTTAAATCTACTTTCAAAAGTTTTCTCTAGGCTTCCTAGAGCCATCTTTTCTAGTTGCTCTGCCTTGTATTCAGCATAAGCCTTCTCAATGTTATCCGGAGATAGGTTTAGAGAAGAGATTTCTCCATTATTAAAGGACTTAACCACTTCTTGCGGCTGATGTTTTGGATTTCCGTTTTCGATAATTACACGGCTAGGATTGTCTCCAATTTCTACACCGGCACCGTCCACTGTTGGAACATATCCTGCGTTCTTAGTGTCTTGGTATTCATTCATAGTGTCTACCTCTTCGTCTAGCATTTCCATGCTCGGTGCTTCTTCCGGCTTCTCTTCCATCAGTTCTTCTTCTTTTCGTAGAGTATTGACTTCTGCTAACAGAGTGTCAAGTTCCTCTAGTGCTTTTTCTAGTTTGTCGGTCATTTTATTTCCCTCATTTTCTTGTTTCAAAATATCGAATTTCGCTTCAGGATTTATTCCCTTTTCGCATATGGTTACTTCGTGTAATTCTAGTTTGCTAATTTCGCTATATTCGCCTAATTCCGAATTTTGCTTCTTAACTTTCCGAAGTGCCTGTCCCCCTATGCTAAAAGACCTTAATGTTCCTTTGCGAATTCCTCTGTTTATTTCTTTTGCTTTTTCGATGTCATCTCTTAATTTTATTACTACAAAAAATCCTACATCATCTACTTCTGTTTTCCATAGTTTTCCATTTTTATCTCTATATTCTTTTACTACTTCCCCGACTTGAACATTTGAATGGTTTGTCATTACATTTCTAAATTTCGGGTTCTCCATATAATTCTCTACGGCTTCTTGTAATGCTTTGAGTGTGATTAAATCATTTTGCTTATCGACGATTTCTATGCTTGCATATCCCCCAATCATTAAATCGTCTTGTGCTTTGAGTATTTGGAAGTCGTTTTCTTGTGTCGCTAAGATAGCAGTTTCCATTTTCCTCACCTTTCGCTTTTTAGTTAGGTATTTAATACTTTATGATTTATTCCGGATTTATTAGCAATTTCTTATATTTATCTTCATTAATATTCCAAAGGCCATCATCCCCCTCGGTATCGGCAGGTTCCTGTTTGTAGCCCGTCCATGCTAACCACATATCTTTTCCATCTACAGGTATTACTCTAAAGTGCATTTTAGTTTCAAACTTGTTTCCGTTTAGGAAATATTCATGGTAGCCAGCCCTTTGTACTCCCAAGGTAATCTCTCCTTCATCTAATAGTTTAGATTCGGGTGAAGTATTGGTGGCAACTTGAGCAGGGTATTTTCCCGCTTTACCAAATAGAGANAATATATCATCATCCGAAGTCATGTCAATAGTCCAAAACATAGTGACATCTGTAAGTTTAATTGCTAANGTNAAATCNTTATCNTTTCTAGAATATACTTTGAATTGGCCTGTTCTAAATTCAGAAGGAGTTTTGTATTCTTCTTCCGACATCATTATTTTATCAGAATCAGCAGTAAATTTTTTACTCGCAGAGTCAAAAGTAATTCCATCTCTACTATCAAACCAATCTTTTAGTTTATCCATTTTGCTTTCTAGTACACTATCATATAGTCTACCGTAGTCCTTAACTAAATAATTATGAAGGTCTTTGATATTCATAGAGCCTCTTTCCTTTAGTCTCTGATAAACAGCAACCGTTAATTCGCTCTGCTTAGTTTTCATTATCCCTTCTGCATCAGCCTTCCAAGAATCTAGATTCATCATGGCATGCTTAGACATCAAGTTATCCTTTTCAAACTCATATAGAGCAAAGCCATCCATAGACTTTAGAATCGCNTCACCATGAATATAATCCGTAATCAGTATTCCTTTTTCTAAAGCCTTAGTCTTGTATTTTAGGCTAGATTTAGTTTCTTTAGATAACATTTCCAAAGTAATTATTTTCTCCGGAGATTCTACTTCGGGTATCTCTATTGCAGTAGAACCGTATATTGTGAACTTATCACCATTTGACTTAACTTCATCAACCTTGACTCTAAGGATTTTTCCTACATCTACTACTAACTTAGTATTGTTTGCCTTTCCGACATTCATGTATTTTACGCCGTCCATTTCTACAATGTGCTTTCCTTCACCTTCTGCGGGGCCAGCACCTAAAGTATAGGAAAACATATTGGATTTAGTTTTCTTCTTATCTAAAACAATTAAATCTAAGTCTACAAACTTCTTCCACTTAATCCATTTAGGATTCTTTTTGGTTCCTATGAAATAAGTTGAAGTTATGTCTTTTATTACTACACCTTCAGCAGTTGGCATTTCCATAATCGCTTCGCTGTATTCTTTAATGTCCTTCATGTTATCTGCAATTCTAGTATCTTTTTTAGAAGGGAATTGTAAATTATCATCAGAGTGCATAGAATAATTTGTAAATAAAGTATTTATTCTCTCACTAAGTTCTTCTGAAGTTAGATTTCTTTCTTCGTGTCGCATAATATCAAACACATGCGCTTTCAATTGTGCATCTTTATACTGTCCTTTGAATACATGGGAAATAGTATCTGCACGATGTAAGGCTTCTTCTCCATCAAATAGAATTAACTCTGCATCTAAAATACAATCGCCAAAGTGCTTTCTTTTCATTACTTCAACTTGGTCTTTACATCTCTCTGTAATATCCTTTTCATTATAAGAATAGATAGTAACTTTACCATCTATCTTATGAATCTGTATTCTCATACCATCGTATTTTTCTTGAACTACCCATTCGCCGCTAAAGCCCTGTAATTCGTTAATATCTTCTAACTCAAATATTCTATACATTGGTTTATTTGGAACAATGAAATCTACGATGGCTTTTTCCTCTTGGGATTTTTCTGCCTTCTTTATTTCTATTCCCAATAATTTATTCCATTCCTTTTCACTGTGTTTAGATAGGAAAAATAATTTTAATAGTGAAAGTCCATTCTTGAACTTAGTATCTATTTTTTTAGAATCTTTACCGTCACCATAATGTTCNGTAATATACAAAGGAATATCTTCGGGGTGTAAATCTAATCCTTTTAATCCAACTGTAATATCATCGGGGTCTATGTCTTTAATATCATACAATTCATCTGATAGTATCTCNTCATCAGACCTTAGAGCATAGTGAATAAACTTAATCATAACTCCGCTATCTTCCATTAATGCTTCTAGGACATTGCCCTTGAATCTTTTAGCGAATGGGTCTTGGACTTCTTCGGATTCAAACCGAAGCATTTTGATTGCATTGTAGACTTTACCAGCAGTGGGCGATTCCGGATTCATTGCATCCTTTCTATTTATGATGTCCTCTGCTAGATATTCTTTTAGTTGCCCTGCCAAATAATCTAAGTTATCGTATTCGTTTCTAATATCCTCTACTATTTTTCTCCACCTAGAACCGTAGTTCTTAGGGTCGCTTTTAGCAGATAGATATGCTACTCTAGTTTTTTCAAAGAGCGAGAGGATTTTATCAGAAACGGACTCAGTTTCCTTCTCAAATAGAAGGCCGGTTAGTGGCATAATATCACTCAAAATTCTTTCTTATCAAAACCCGTTTCCAAATAATCACGAACCATGCTCATTAGTTTTTCAGGAACAGGAACGCTCGGCTTATCATAATGCACTCGACTTGAAGCCGCCACTAAAAAGGATTCTATTGCTAATTCTGCATCCCTTGTACCTTTAATATCTTCAAGAACCATATCATATCCTACTGCCTTCTTAATCTTATATTCCCTTTCTACACCTGCAAGACCGTAGCCTTCCTTGTCTTGATTAGGAACTTTGATAGTAACATTCTCAGCCTTTGGTCTTTTGACCTTAACTTCTTCTTCATCCACTTCCAAAGGCATTCTATCCCTTGTTTCCTCTAGTAGAGTTTGCTTTGCAATTCTAGCGGCTTCGATTGCTCTCTGTATTTTTGCCTCTTCTTTTGTCATTCTTTCCGGCATTTTACTCATCCCCAAACATTGTTACTAAAAAATTACGAAAATCTTCTTTGGCATTCAGAACCTTTTGGTATTCAGATTCCACCTTTTTTATTTCTTCAGGAGTAAGTTCATGATGTTTATAGGCGGCATTTCTATTAGTAAGAAATGTACTGTAAAAAAATTCAGCACTTTTTTCTGCTGTTTGGACTCCTCCACTCCCCATACCGAAGTCAGTTAGAGTGGTTCTTTTAGCCTTCTCAATATTGTAATAATCCCAAGTCATTCTTTCACCTATTCTCTGTAACATCTTCAATAGTCACTTCGACAAGAGTTCCTTCTCCTTCATCATCTTCTATTTCAGTAGAGTATCTTGTGTCTTTAGCCTGTTGTAGAATATCTTGGACTATAGCATGCAATTCTCTTTCAGAAATACCAATTTCATGTGCTTGCACATCTTCTCCGTCCCTTTCTAGAATAACGCTAACCTTCATAAACATACTAAAGGTGTCGCTCTTTTTTATTTCTTTTTCGTTGTAGTAGTCCCAAGCCATGCAATCACCTGTATTTTTTTTCTTCCTCGATTATTTTTTCTAATACTTCTAATATTGTATCTTTAGTTCTATTATCTAAACTAGGAGTTCCTTCGACTTCTTTGATTAAATCTGTTAGATAGTCAATCATTTCTTCTTCCTTTGTAATGTTGTAATAATTCCAAGTCATTATTTTCCACCTGCTCTTTCAATAATTTTTGCCATTTCATCAAATGACATTCCGGCTACATTATCCATAGAAAAGGTTGAACCTATCTTGTTATTCATAGACGGAGTTGGACTGTTGGTTACGACAAATCCCGACTTCATCAGAACATTGTCATTGTCATATGCGACCTTTTCTAATTGTTGTACTCTCTCTACTAATGTCTTTAGTAGCATTACTATTTCTTCATTTATTTCTGTCATTTAATCACCTTTTTAGAATGCTCTCATATCGACATCAATTAATCTTTCATTATATTCGTCTATAGTTTCTCCCATTTTTGGAGGCAACTCTTCTATTTCATCCTCATCGAACTTAAAATTCCAAGCATAATTATAATCCCCGTTCCAAGTTCTATCTTCTAAAGGAATATACTTTTCAAAATCGTCATAAGTAAATTTTTCATTAAGAAGGTCTAATTTACTCCTTCTATCAGTTCCCTCCACAATATCTTTTATGAGTTTAATGTATTCTTCCTTGCGACTTTCTGCGGCCTGTTTAGACTTAGCATCTTGGCAAATTCTAACGGCTTCATTGAATACTTCTTTAATTTTTTTAACTACGCCCTTAAATTCCGAAGGGAAAGGAACATCACCATACATATAATCCATTTCATAATCATTAAGATAAGCATGAGCAGTGCAAAATGTCAAAAGGTTGGTATCTCTTTTCTCATCCAATTGCATACTATATACTTTAACTGTTTTATTAAAAGGCTCTAATTCTTTTACAAGGTGTTCTTTACCAGCCCTACACATTCTTTGCAATTTATATTGCATTGAATGACCCTGCAAAGGTTCCATCATTCGACCCAAAATAGGGTTTTTCATCTTTAGAATATTTTGCCAACTCATCTTAAATCATCTCCCTTCTTTGGATATACTAGTTTTCTAATTTGTCGGTAGAGGGTTTCGTACTCTTTACGAAGTTTGCTAGCAGTAGATACTATATCAAGATTGGCTTCCTCCATATTTTTCATCTTCTTTGACAACTTCTTATCGGACTTCACTAATTCCAATTGAGTAATCATATCTAATAATTCTCCCAACTTAGTAAAATCTTGACCGAAATATTCTGAAGGTTCTGCCGCCTGTAGAGTCTTTTTCAATGCCTTTTTTTGCTTTGCATCTAAAGAAGTCAATATGTCCTGCTTGATAACTTCTTCATACCAATCCCAATTCATTTTTTCTTCCCCCTAATTCTCTGTAGTTTTCTTTTTAATTTTAATGCTTCTATAATTAATCCCTGCAAATCCGATAAATCTTCATCGGTTAATGTTGGTTTATTTAGAGCAACAACCAATTCAAAGGTAGACAAACCTTCTTCATCTTCTTCTGAAAAGTTGATAGGGGTTTCCTTTAACTCTTTGAAATAATCGACAAGGCTTTCCTTCTGCGATAACATCTTTGCATTACTCTGAATATATTTTCTCATCTGTTTCATTTCTACATCTATCTTTCTAGAAATGGCGAGTATTAGTTGTTGGTATTTAGTGCTTGCAGTAATCCATTCTCTATATTTTTCTCCGGCATACTGTTCCGGACGACTTTCTTGAGTAATTGATTCGGGCTTTCTCTCCCTCTTAGGTTCTTCTTCAGCAGGTAGTTCCCTGTATGTCATTTTGATTCTTCTGAAAGTTTCATCATCTAATTCTAATTCCTTTGTTAATTTAGTAATTTTATCTTCTAAAGCNAGCAAGTTTTCCATTTGCTCATCGAAAGATTCTACTAATTCACTTTCAACCCTATTTCTTGCTAAGTTTAATTCTTGCAGAATTTTCATTTCTGACCTTAACTCAACTCCACGCTTATCTATAATCTCTAAAAGTTTTCGATATTCCGGAAGTTGTTCTTCAATTTGTTTAATCCTTTCACCGGCCCTTTTCCATTCTACAGCAGTAAGTGTCCCCTTTTTCTGCTCTAAATCGTTTTTCTCTTGCTCTAATTTTTTCTGCTTTTCGTTAGCGGTAGTGGATTTTTTCTTTAATTCTGCAAGTCGGAATTCAAAATGTCTTATTCTGGAATCAATCCATTCTTGATATTCTTCAATCCTTTCTTCTACATCTATTTCACCAAGAGATTTAATCTGCTTTTTAATCTCCTTCTTCTTGGCTTTTATACCATCCAATCTTTCCCTTATGGTATCTCTAGCCATTTCTATATAGTTATCCGATATAGGAGTTTCTTCTCTTTCAATTGTAGTAAAACCTTCTTTCGTATCAGCCATTCTAAATATCGAAGCCTTTAGATTGCGAATATAATCTGCAAGAGGGCCTTGTTGCTTAACATAGAATGTTGGGTATTCTCCAAAAGTATCATTGTATAATTCCAAAATAACTTCGTATAGAGTTGTCATTATATTTTTTGATTCAGTTTTATACTCTAGCACCGTAAAAATATCTTCCATGTATTGCTTAATTTCCCTAGTGTCCTTCTCGTCTACTGTCTGAATAGAAATAGACACAAACTCTTCTTCGGATTTATAGTTGATTACGGGGGCAGGGTCAAAAGCATCATAAAGAGGCTTAATCAAATCTGCAATATTTTTTATTTCAGCCTCTATCGTAAAAGAGGATTCTATTACAGTGCTTTTCACTTCTTCATCAAATAGAACTGATTTAAGTCCATCTCTAATATCTTCGGGACTTCTTCTAATGAAGTCTCCTTTAGCATCTTTAATATCCTCATAAGGATAAGAGTCTCCCTCTTTCATTTTGTAGAAACTAAAAAGAAGCCTTTCTAATTTTGATTCGGGAGAACCCGCCCCACTAATAGTAGAAATTAATTGATTAAGCCCATTACTTCTTGCTTCAAAAGTAGTTTCCTTTTTCATTTTATTTAATCTAGTCAATGCAGAATTAAACGCTCTGTAGTTGGCATTCTGTGACTTCTGATATTCTTCCTTACGCTTTTCCTCAGAAGTTTTAGCAGACTCTTTGTATCTGTCCTCCTGTTTAGTTAGCATAGGAACACCTTCAGAACGGAATGTTTTCTTTTCGGTTGCGTCTTTTCTTAGGAAGAAGAACTACATCGGGAACATCGGTTCCTGTCCTTCTTGGCTTATGTGTAGTTCTAGTATCAACGCCCGCAATATCAAAGTCCCTATTCTTTTTCACAGTTCTAGTATCTGCGGCATTCTGCGTCTTAATCTGCGCTAGTTCTTTTCTTAGTCTTATTTCTTTTTGTTTCAAATCTTCTGNCATTTAATCACCTCTATGCGATGGGTTGCCCAACATTCATATGTCCTGCACTTCTTAGTTTTTCCACTACTTTAGCGAGACTAGGATTCAGTGGGGATATTGTTTCTGTGAGATATTGATTTAATTTATCTCTTGCGTCAATGTATTGTCTTTTCGCCCCGTCTGAATTAAACCCTTCAGCCTTACTTGCTCGATTCATTTCATCTCTTAACTGATTAAATNTCTGTAGCATGTTTTGTTGAAATTGTGGAGAACTTTTACTTTGTTGTATTATACGGGGTATANCATCTGCTATCTTGAAATAATTAAGATTATTCCACGCTACGGGTTGGGTGTTTCTCATTTTCAATATTTGCTGCCAACTCATATCAACCAACNCTCCTTTCTGTTCTAGAATCTACATTCTGATTTCCGGCTTCTTGAGGAAGTCCACCAAACCTCTTATCCGGCCCTGTCTCCATACTCGGCTTATTTCTAGTTGCCGGTGGATTTTGTTGCGGTTTCCCCCCCTGCATCATCTGTTCTTGCATTTGTCCCATCTGCGAAGCATCAATATTAGTTCCAGCGTAGGGGTCTAATTCTACCGGCTCATCCCCGCCCTCTGCCCCCATTTCATTTTCTTTGGGTTCGGGTTTAGTAAAGGTAAAGTTTCCATCTTCATCCATTTCTACTTCAAATCCTAGATTCTTAGTAGATGCCGCAATATTAACTTCTATCTCTCTCTTACGAAGAACTGCTATTTCATCTTCTTCTTCAGACGGCGGTAGTTTCAAATCCCAATCAGTAATGCCAAATTGGGTAGTTAAGAATGGAAATACATATTCATTGTAGACATTTTGAGCCATTTGTACTGCACGATTAGTAACAAGAATCTGCATACCTTCATTATTTAATCCTCCACTAGCGGTAGAATCCGCCATGAATATTTTGCTCACTCCAAAGAACGCAGAAATCCTATCTCGCAAATCATCCTTTACCGAAACATATTCCATTTCCTTTAGGCTATCCATGAACTTAATCCATTCAATAGAACCCTTACCTTCTGCTTCTATTCCCATGACCGGAATATAATGCGGGTCTTGTTCCATTCGTTCTTTAACTCCACGCCAAAAACTCATCATTGATTCCATATTTCTAGTTTGAACAGCAAGCATTCCTCTTGGCATTCTGCTCTTAGTATAGGAAGCATTGACATAATTTTCCATAGCGATAAGAGTCATAATATGATTGTAAAGGGTCATTATAGGAGATAGGCCATATAGCCTACTAGGGCTATATTTGCTAAAGTGAAGAACTTCTCCCTTGATAAAATATTGGTCGTCGCCCTTTGCTCTATTTACATAATGTATCGGATAAAGTGAATCTCCGCAGACTTCACAACTTTCATGTGCCTCTGACGANATAAACTCTCTATGGTGAATGCAAGTAAATCCTTTAGTCCCTCTTACGCCTTCTTCATCTGCATAGATGTGCATTGATACAGGGTCGCCNCTAAAGATTTCNTTTATTCGGTGCATTCTTATTTTNCCATTACCGTCAATATAATATTCCTTGACAAATACAATGTAGGCATCATCCATAATATTCAAATCATCTTCTAATTCTTTTAGTACATCTATGAATAATTGCTCTGATGAATTAACATATCCCTCTAGAAACTTCTCTGCATATTCTAATTGCTTAACATCGGGAAGTTTCAAATCCATACTTCCGCATCTAGAACATTCTTGAACAGGTCTTTGGTGTTCCTTCCCGCAATTATTACACCTTGCTTCATAGGCTTTTTCCCAAACATACCCTCTTCTGAAAACTTCCTGCTTTAGTTGAGTAATACAGGTTCTAACTATAACGGAGTTCTGAACTATGTTGTAGATTAGTGGGCCGTTTAGCATTTGAGCAGGTGTCTTTTCTTGAATACCGATATTGTATATCTCCCTATCTGCGGGAGTCGGTGTAGTTTTCCTAAACAAATTAGTCACGGAAAACCTTCGCTTTTTCTCTGCCATATGAACACCCCTATTTGTACGACCCGCCTATCTTTTATGAATCCTTTTGCGATATAGGCATTGGTTTTCCTGCCTTAACCCAACATTTCTTACAAAAACCGAATGGGTATTTGTTTATGAATAGGTAGCATTTTCCACAATAAGTACTCATTTCGCAATTACACCACCAATGTTTTCCATATTATCCATTATACTCATTTTACAATTATCATGTAACTTTGCCACTGTTTCAATATCAATGCCGTCTTTAGCAAAGTCATAACCAACATGGTCTTTATGGTTTTCATACTTCATTAGTTTGAAGATTTCATCACATCGGTTCTTGTACCAATCAGCCTTCTTGTATGATTTTTTCATCCTAACTAATTCCAAAAGAAGTTCCGCATTCTTACCTTTCATTCTAAAATGAGGCAAGCACTTAGTAAGTAGTTCGCTAACATCTGCTTGAGAATAAAAGTTTAATCTATTAACAGGTCTAGTATTCTGTGGAGATTTTTGGTCTAGGTGCAATCGACCAATCCCTAGTGCTTTATGAATCTCAATCATAAATGCCTTACCTCTATCTCCCGTTGCTACCAATCCGACTCTAGGATTCATATTTCTATCAACAGTAATATATCCATCCGAGTCAATAAATGCGGCGGTATAAGCATAGATATTCTTCTTAATCATATCATCTAATTTGTAATAACAGCCCTCTACTTCTGTAATATCTAACTTGCGAATAATTTGAGGAATTACTTTCATATTATTTCTCTTGTGAAGTTTAGTTGGCATACTGTCTAAGATTTGCCTAGCACTAATACCTTGGTTATTACAAATTGATTTCAGAATAAACTCATTAGTTTCCTCTTTGATTGTCTTTTTAATTTTAGATAAGTCGCTGACCTGCTTTCTGAATTCTCTCTTGGCGTTATTCATTGTCTTTTGTAAAGTAGAATAATCTTTACCGTATGGCATCCCCTTCTGCTCTAATTCTGCTTCCCAATATTTACACAAAGAATCAATCATATTCCTTCTGCCTTCTATATTTTTAATGCTGTGGATTTTTAACAAGTCACCTTCAGTAAATCTCATCTTTTGAAATGCTGGTTTGTAAGACCTTAGCCAATAGATGCTATCTACACATTTATTCAAATGGTCTGAATAACCATCTATTAAAGTATCAATAGCCTTTGTCATTCTAGACCTGTGTTCTCCCTTTAGTTTTCTTCTAGCCTTTCTCATAGACTTAATGATGTCGGGAACATATTGGTCTTGTACTAAATATTTATCCGGAAAAATATCCAAGTGTTTCCTTGCTTGAGAAGCATTGATTCTAAACTCTTGACTGATTTTTGTTATTGCTTCTGATTCATCTACGATGTTTAATTCTTGAATAAAACTAGTTAGTTTAATATCTAGAGATGTTTCTATTTCGCTTTTTGCATTTTCGGCCTCTTCTTCTAAATCAGCGACCTCCATCAATCTTTCTGCCGCTTCTCTTTTTTCATCCGGAGTTGCCATAGTATCACCTCAAAAGTTTAGCCCCATAATTCCTCTTCCGGCAAACGGCCTAGGAACTTTAGGTGCATCGTCAAAAATACCCAAGTCGTCTAAATGAATAAACTTCTCGCTCAAAGTATGGGTGGCCGCATTCGCTAAAGCAAGACTCATTACCATATCGTCGTGCGCCCCTACACCTTCAAACTTCCCATTTTCAGTAATAGCAAACATAGACAACTCTTCTATCAAAGCAGAAGTAACTCTTCTACTTTCTTCATTGCCATACGGTAATCTTATTTTCCCATTCTCAAAGTTCATCTGCAAGTTAAGAATAATTTCCTGCTTCTTCTTTCTAGTGGTGTTGAAGTCATGCACATTAATATCTGAAACATTCTTCAACTCTTGAGTAAATGACTTAGCGAAAGTATTCGTTTCAAACAAAACTACTTCGGGATTGAATATTTTTCCAATCATCTTCACCTTGTCTATGTTCTGTCTGAACTCTACATTCTTAGCCCTATCTACAAACACTATCGTTTTATTATCATTCTCATCCACTTCTAAAACAGTAATTACATTGTAGTCGCCATCTGTAGAAATAGCAGGGTCTACTCCAACATAATACTTGAAACCTTCACGCCTATGCGGTTTCAAAACATAATCTTTAGATTTGGCATTGTCTAAGTATTCGGGATTGAATAGAGAAGTCCCTGTAGAAACAGGCACACACAAATATTCTCTAGTGAACTTTAGTGAACCGATTTCAGCCTTTCTAGCCATTAGAGAATCGTAGTCCCAACGGCTAGGCCATAGCGGTTCATTAAGTGCATTAAAACAAGGATATGTTCTAACTGTATAGGCTTTATTTTCTTCAAGTTGAGCGTAAATATCTGTGTAACTAAATGGGGTTCCGATTACTCGTAAAGAAGCCGTATGGTGCAGAGTTGGAATCATGTCACCNTAAAACCAATCNGTAACCTTTTGAATTCCTGTAATNCTAAACTCTTTCAAAGGGTCGTCAATAATAATCTCTTGCGGGTGCAATCCACGAATCTGCGAACCAACCGACCTTTCAAGAATCTGATTTCCATTCGTAAGTGTGATATTTCCTATCGCCCAACCCTTTGCAGGCTTGAACTTTTTCAAAACAGGGTGATTGAATATCTTATCAATATCCCTCATGTGAACCATTGTCTGCTTTTGGTTAGATGAAATGTATAGCATTTGATATGGTGGNGGTTGGAAAATTAAATTCCAAACAACCCAACTGTGCATGAATACNGATTTACCGTGGCCTCTTGAGCAAACAATAACTGTTCTTTGGGTAGANTTCATTAGTTCTANCCATTCTTCTTGGTGTTTGGCAAACTCCCATCCTAAAACATGCTGGAAAAAATATGGAAAGGAGGCTTTGGATAATTCCATATCCATTTGGTGTTCTAGATTTAATGCCTCAATTTCCATTACTCACCCTCTCCCCTCCTACAAATAATACAGCGTCCTCTGGCACTGTTTCATTTAGGTTTCGTAGCATCTGTAAAGAAACACTGTATCTGATATGTGCCAAGCCCTTCTTCCCCGTTCTTTCAGATTTGAAGCCATCTTCATCTCTAAAGAATCTTATTTTTTCGCCCCTAACCGTCACCTTTAGCCCGAATTGAGTTTTAGTAGGCATTATTACTTTGCCATTTTTCTTAACCCTTCCATAACTACTAACTTCTATATCATCAAATTCAAGAAAATTTCTATTCTTGTGTTTTCCAAACTTATTAGATTTCAAATATCTATTGTCCCACTTTTCATTTTTTAGAGGGGTAGGGTCACTTATGAATACTATTGGGTTTTCTTCAGTTCCTCCGCTTTTTGGATATTGTATATTTCCCACCATGATGCCGGTTTCTACATCGTTGATATACGGTGTTTTCAGAACCATTTGCCACTTCTTAATAGTATATCTATGAACTTGCTTTGCCGCATCTTTTGCAGTAGAACCTGTATCTCTGAGTCTTTTGTAATCGTGCCAAAGTTGAGGGACTCCATAAGCCCCCGCTATTTGATTGAAAACTTTGCGCTTGTAATTATACAAGTGATACGCTTGCTCTAGAGATTCAAAGGGCATGTCAAACCCTCTCTATTTTATCATAATTTCTTCCTGCAATGGAGACTGATTTTGGTTCCACATATCCTCTTCTTTTACCATAAGCAGTAAAATAGTTTCTAAACCAACCTTCCCCTCTTCCTGTAGCCCATCTTCTAAAATAAGTATATTCTCTAGTTCCTTTAAGTTTGTCAGTAAGCACCTTTTGAAAATCATCCCAATACTCTACAGAAGAGAAAACTTTACCCACGGGTATTTTAGAATACATTTCCTCAATCACTTCCTTTAACATGGGTAGGTTTCTTCCCGACCAATTACGCTTTAGTATAGTTTCCCAAGACATCTTAACTCCCCTTCCGCCACTTCTTATTCTTCTTTTCCTTAGTCTTACTAGGACTCCACTTTACCTTATCAGCCCAATAAGCGGCAGACATTTTTCCACGCTTAATGTTCTTAGCATGTCGAGATTTGAAAGCCTTTCTCTGTCCGGCAGTTTGGTTTGTCTTAACTCCCTTTTGCCCGAACTTGATGTACTTTGCCTTCTTTCCTTCAAAGGCCATAACATGATGTGACTTTCCCGAACTGTCGTTTAGTCTCTGCGGTTTATTTAATCCTCTAAGGCCCTTCTTCTTGGCCCTCTCTAATGCTCTTGACCTAGCACTCTTAGGTTTCTTTTTGAGGATAGTTTGCCAAGACATATCAAGACCTCG